GGTGCATCGGCCACAGCATCGGGAGCGACAATATTTTTTACGGGAGCGGTACACGGGCTGAATGCGGCCCTCAGGGCGAACCCAGTAGGATTTGTTATTGCGGGCCTTGCGGCGATCACGGCGGCAGTGGTATATGCATGGAAAAACTTTGGCGAGTTCCGCGGTGTGGTAATGGGTGTATGGGCAACAATAAAGGAGTTTGTAAGCATTGCGGGCGAGTCGCTGAAAGGACTGGGAATGGTGCTGCATGGTATCCTGACGGTTGATCCTGCGATGGTGGAGCGGGGGCTTGCTACGGGCGTACAGGCCATTGCAGGTGCAGGCAGCAGGCTGGCCGGTTCCTTCAAAAAAGGCTATGCGGAAGGTATGGCTGATTTTGCAAAGGACGGGGTATCGGGAAGTCCGGTGGAGCGAAAGGGATTAGATGCAACAAAGAGAGTGCAGAAGTCGGCAGTGCAGGCAGGACAGGCTACACAAGTGAAGCCAACGGCAGGAAGCGGTAGCAGCAAAGCCGTTACCATCAACATCAGGATCGGAAGCTTGGTTGATAAATTTTCCATCAGTACAACGAACATGAATGAGAGCACTTCAAGGATCAGGGAGCATGTTGCGCAGGCATTGCTGTCGGCGGTGAACGATGCACAGGTGGCAGGTGGATAAAAAAGGAGTACCGATACACTATAGATACAGTATCAGTACTGTGCCCATAGGGCATTTCAGGTTGGTTTCGAGGTGGTAAGCACGTGGCAGGTGATCACATTGGGAGAAAAAGTGATGTTATTGCCGCTCAACAGGTTAAAAGGTATGGATACTCTATCCATACAATTTGCATACACATCCAC